ATATTTTAGCCAATTGCTCAGGCACTACAAAAATTGAGATGAGTAGTCCTAAAAGAGGGGCAATAATCGATAATAAGTTCCTGCTTATGCCAACAATGATTAATTAAACAATATCAACTCTTAAGCGATCGGCCTGATACGGTCGATCGCTATCTTTTTAACACTAAACATAATTAGTCATGGAAACAAAAGAATTGGCAGAGCTTAAAAGTAAACTTTATTTTTTGCATGAATCGGCAAACATACTTTTTTTGTCGCGCAAAGATTATGAGTATAAAATATGGGGTGAAACGGTATTAGAACAACTTGAAGTTTTCAAAAAAGATATTAAAAAACATTTAAAAAATAAATACTAAGAATATGGAAACGAATTTTCAAAAGTACGTCGTACTTCTTGCGGCTGTTAATGCAGATAGGTCTAACGCCTATAAATTAAGAAAAATGTTAGATGCTGAAAAGTTGGTATTTAATTGGAATGCACTACTCGATTGCGCCCCCGAGCTAAATATCTATGAAATTGATGCTATTAGACGGCTTGCAAATAGCTGGGTTACCTGCGCTTGTGGTCAGGCGTGTAAGGCGCTCCCTAGGCGTGAAAATGGTTCACCTCTTGATCCTCAGCTCCATGGTCTAGGCAAATTTTTTTCCGATTACATTGAATTGTTCGAATATGAGAAAGCCAAAGAAATATTGCAGCGGATTGAAACCCGTACTTGTGAATTATTAGATGAAATTAACACTAAACTAAATTTGTCATGAAAAAAGAAATTGCAAAAATCTGGGTTGAGGCCTTAAGGTCTGGTAAATATGAGCAAACTAGAGGCCAGCTAAAAATGGATGAGAGTTATTGCTGTCTGGGCGTTTTGTGTGAAATATCTGGTCTGGGTAAATTTAGTCAAAAAGTAAGAAACGGGATTATATCGTTTGTTTTGCCAAATGGTGAAATTTGCAGGTCGACGTTACCGGATGAAGTTTTAAGCTGGGCTGATATGTCAGATTCGCTTGGAAACTTTAATGATTCCGACGTCTATTCTAGTCTAGCTCTTTTAAACGATAACGGAAAGACATTCTTAGAAATTGCAGATATTATTGAATTAAACATAGAAAGCTTATGAATACTAAAACATTTAGAATCACAAACAACGTGGGAAAGGCTAAATACTTTGTTATGTATTACGATGGCATTAAAACTCACAAAGATGGCAGTTTAGCTGCTGGATGTGAAATATTCAGTAATAAACTTAAGCTAAAAGCATTTACTGATAGTCTGGTCAAACAAGGCTATACGTTGAATTGAAGCTATAATCCTGCAAAACTGCCCTTTAAAAAGGGCTTTTGCAGTAAAACTAAAAAAACTCTAAAAACTAAGACTATGAAAACAATTAAAAGGCGTTGGTCAAATAAAGAAACTTGTTATCTAAACTTTGACATTGTGGCAAAAAAACAGTTTGTTGACTTGTTAGATGAAACTTTTGAAGACATATACGATATGGCAGATTCCTTAAAGGAAGACATACAATTTTACATTAATAGCATCAATGTAAGAGACAAAACAGTTTACACGGCTGATTTTTTGTCTAAAGTAAATTGGTTAGAAATAGCTGAAAACTATACTGATTTAATAATAGACAGGTCAGGTCTTTTGTAATAAAACTAAAACCCTAAAAACTAAGATTATGAGAACTTTAAAAAATAAAATAGAAATAGAAAACTCCAACGATCAGGGAGGTACCTATATTATGGAATTGATAAATTCACTAACTATTTTTAATAAGGCTGTAATCGAAAAAAATAAGGCTTTTAAAAATCGTAGCTGTATTGATTTATCTACGTATGTTGATTATGACAATGCTCTTGATGCTTATGCAGAGGCGCTTATAATACTTAACAAATATATTTAACACTAAACTAAATTTGTCATGAAGACTTTTATTTATATCAGTGGGCAAATACAAAGTAGCCTGACTTTATTAATAAACATCAATGCCGCATCAGATGCTGGTCTGTATGTGGCAAATCTCGCAATTGCTCCTGATCATTACAGGCTATTGTTTAGCACAAAAAAAGATGCTAAGCGGGCTCTTTGGCTTGCTTTTAAAGCATTGTATACTCAGTATATATATGAGAACGGCAGGATTGATTATAGTCAAATATCATATTCAAAGCATGGAATTTTATCTTATGATTCAAGTAAAGCAGAAATTAGAACCGAACAGCTATGAGAGAATTTATTAAACCAAGTGTGGAATTTACGGACACGCTTATAAGCGAGGGATCGTGGGGTTCAAGAGAGCTGGGATTGGCCCGGTCAGAGATGACACTCAAAAATTGTCAAAATGGTATCGATATATATATCGAGTGGGAGGCTTTTTATCTCAATAAAGACGGCTCGGATAACGACGATATAGAATCGGAATATGAGATAATTGATATTGAGCTGTCTGATAACGACCCATTTGTAGTTATCGGTTATGAGGGGCTTATGGGCATTCCTATTCAGGCTGTTCAACTTTTGAGGGACAATAATTTTGATGTTAGCGAGATTGAATATTAAGCATGTCTTCAGCCCGGGTAATACTGGGCTTTTGGCAGTAAAAAAATTAACACTAAATTTAATAAATCATGAAAACAGAAATTCTTTCCCGTGGGCAAAAGTATCTTATTTCTCAGCTAACTGATATCCCTGTCCCAAGGATTCATACCAAGACTTTTAAGTATTTAAGTGACAGATTTTATGAGCATCTAATGCTCCGGGAGTTTAACTTTTGTAAAATATGCCTTAACAGCATGGGGGCTATTTACCGGGATGATTATGCTGAGACAATTAAGGCGCTCGATGAATTTAATGGCCGTATAAAAATTATACGCTCATCTAATTAACACTAAACTAAATTTACCATGGAAAAATCACAAAAACTACTGACCATTGATGAACTTATTTCGATGCTCGAATTTTTAGTAAATTCATTAATCAAGGGAACAAATCAAGAGCCAGCCTCTGGTCGTATTTTAATGAAACGTCTTTCGCGTATGCTATATGAGCATATTGAAATATCTAATTTAACTGAAGAGGCTGAATTGGTTGTTTGTCAGATATATAAGGGTATTTATATTAATAATTATTTACCCTTTGGATCAATATTGTTACAGGATCTTAGCGAAATGAGCGATGATTCTAAGATTTTTATTCTTTAACTTGTATTAAAAATAAAACGGAAATGAAAACACTAAAACTATGTGCAATAAGCTTATTTTCAATAGCTTCAATAACCTTTTTAATCCTAATTATCGTATTTGTAGTTTCTAATTTTCAGCTATCAATCTAAGCTCATGGAAAAATTCTCAAAAGTTGTTGATGGAAAAATAAGGAATATACAGTCAACTGTTTATCCTTCTAAAAAACTCAGCTATGACCTTATATCGCTGAATATTGCCCGGTCAGTACGGGAAATTACTACACCACAAGCCGTTGTATTAATCTAACGGATTGTGGTATAATAGGTTATTAATTACCTATATATCAGATTGTTACACAATAAAATTAAAGCTAAATAAATAGCAAATCTTGAAACTATTACGTATTATTGCGTATTAAAAATAAAACATCTATGAACTACCTAAAAGAGTATACCAGCACTGATTACAATATTAGAATATCCATTAAAAAGGATGGCAGATCGTTTATCGTATCTATTCAAGATCTGGATACTAATCAACCCATCCCCCATCGAATGCTATTTGCATCATTTAGGAAAGCAAATAGCTATGCGCTGACCTGTATTTAATTAGTTGGCACCGTAATTATAATCATGGCAGATAACAGATTGTATAAAATATCCATTAATAGGAGCCTTGAGTTTTTTGATAGCATACAGGAAAGAGAAGACTACCTTAAATTTCATGGCAGAAATAAGCCTTTAGACAAATCAGGCAATTTTATTCAAGCTGGAGATTTAGTACAGTTTATATCTACCGGAGAATTTACCGATGTACTTGAAATAGATTGTTTGGGGGCATCTGTACGGGTATATCTAAAATCAAATCAGAACTCAACTTGGCAGTATGGAAAAAACTTTTTTCTATTATAGGTAATCCTAAATTAACTTGAAAAATACTTGACATTTATAATTAATTGTTTTAATTTTACAACAGACACTAATGAGAATACCCTCTTCTATTATCCGTTATAATATGACCTACCGAAAGATGTCAGTAGTTAAGGATCAGAAAGTTAGTGAAATATGGCCCATAGTTGTGATGTGGTTAATACATATTATTATTGCCATGGGGCTATTTTTTTCTGGATTTGTATTGTCTAGTATTAACCAACACTAATCAAAAAATGAATAGCGAGCCACGTCTGGATCATATACCAGTAACAGATACGGGAATAGTACTTGCCCTGCTACTGAATAAATGGATGGCAAGCCCGCTAACAATGGCCGAGATTGAGTGTGAAGCTCCAATAAGGTCATTTGATTTTGAAGTAGGAAGTAGAGGTATAGATATTAGAAAGGAGCAAATAAGAATTATAAAAATTTTATTAACAAGATACTCAACTCTACAAGTTGGGAGATTAATGGGCTTAGACAGCAAAGAAATAAAATACCATGTTAGAAAAAAATAAACACGGAGGTAAGCGTGAAGGATCAGGAGGGCCAAGGGCCAATTACAGCACCAAAAATCTAACTACCAGCATACCAGTACAGTATTTTGATGAATTCAGAAAGCAGGTTAAGGAACTTGCTATTTTTTACAGAAACAAAACTAAGGAGGAGACCGATGCTTACAAAAAAGGATAATAACATGCTGGCCAAAGATGAGCTGGATAATGAAGAGGCACTATTTTTACAAAGAATAGCTCTTTTTGCGATTGATAATGATACGGGTATAGAATATACGATACAAGAAATGTTGTCAATCTTATCAACTTGCATAGTTGTACTTGACAGAATGAGATCAGTTAATACAGCAACGAATATTGATGCCTTTAAAACATCTATTGATTGCATTGATCTTTTTATTAAAAATATAGCTGCCAAGAGGCTTGGCGAACTACTATTTACAACTAAAAAAACCTATTTAAACTAGAATAAATGAAAGTATTAATTGAGGGTTACAAGTATGAAATGGATAATTTCGAGCCGGGAAGTCCTTTTCAGACTATTCAGTTTATCCACAAGGTTACAGACATTGAAGCAGGAGAACTTGGGTGTGTAGTTATCAGAAACGGAAGCACGAATGAGGATATTATCAATATTCTCATCCACAGACTTCGTTTCCAATACGATCGGTTACCTGCCAAGGAAACGCTGGAGGCAATTGATTGCCTTGTATGTGCCCAGTACAGGCTAAAAAGTAGAGGTGGTGACATGACTTCTTGGGGCCCAGAAGGTAAAAGTATAAGGTAATGGCAGTAAAGGCAAAAATCATATTCAATGAAGAGGCTCATACATATATTGTTGAGGAGTCTGGGAAGGAGCTTATACCTGTTAGCACTGTTATACATGAATATGTAAACCCATTTGATCCGTCTCAGGCAACTCTTGAGAAGCATGCTTTGTTAAATGGGTGCACCATTGAGCAGCTATTGGCCAAGTGGAAAGCTAACAATAAAGTAGCCACTGACAAAGGAACTCTTTTACATAAGGTACTTCAGGACTTCATTGAGCATGAAATTACCGATACTGAGCATTCGGAATGGATAGTCGAATTTATAAAGCTTAGAATTTCCGGTCAGCTTTATTGTGAAAAACAAGTGTATTCGGTAGAGTATGGTGTATGTGGCACAGTGGATGTTATTGAGGCCCTGCCGGGTGCTGGTTATAGAATAAATATCTATGACTTTAAGACCAATAAGAAGCTTGTAAAGGAAAATAAGTTTAAGAATATGAAGGGTTTTCTGTCATGTTTTTCTGACTGCAACTGGAATCACTATCAGTTACAGATGAGCCTTTACGCAATCATGGCTGAGCTTCATGGAGCAACGATAAATAGCCTGACGCTTTTATACCTGAACCCAGAGACATTAAAAATAGAAAGTCACCCTGTAAAATACCTTAAAGAGCTGGCTCTTAAAATGTTAGAAGAGGCTATCTTAAATAATAAAAATAAATTAATAGAAACCTAATTCATATAAATATGACAAACACGGAAATACAGCTTGAACAAATGGAACGGATGATAGGCTCCATAGACCAATCATTTAATGAAGGCATTAAGGATCTTTGCCAAGATGATCAGGAGATATATCAGAAGGTAGTCAACCTTATCAAGATAGCACTTGACAGGAATGCTTTATTCTTTGAGTATATGAATATCAAGGAAGACAATGAAGAGCATATTGCTAACCTTTCAAGGCTTGCCGAATCAAAAATAAAGCGTTTAATCTTACCTAATTAGCCATATGGCTAAAAAATAAAAAGAATATGGCTTTTTATGTTGGAATTTCAATACTTATAGCACTTCTGCTATTCGTTATTATCTGTGTTGGGGCGCTTATTATAATTGTTTATAAATCTGAATGTAATGAGAACTTTCAGTGCCCAGAAAATGAATTTATACTTCCCAAAGAACCCAAAGACTAATAATATGGAAATAAAGACAGAAGACTACATGATAGCAAGAGCTATTCATTTTGACTGGTCTACTAATCCAGAATCTGCAACATCATTTCCAGACTACTGTATGAAAAAAATAATTGGCTCAGCTCCAGATCCTGATCTCAAGGCTGATAGAAAGGAACTACTTATAAAGCTGAACAGTGATATATTGAAGGCTAAGACACGGGAGGAGTGCCTGAAAATAGTTAAGAGTTATATATCAGAATTTAATTAAATAGTAAGCATTAATCATTAAAATAAATAAATATATGGAAAATAAGCAAAATGATAATTTCAACCTTTCTGAGGAGATGGTTTTAATCGGAGCAAGACTAAGGTCTATACGCAATAATCTAAAAATGTCGCAGACACAGTTTGCCACAATCGCAAAAGTATCGCAGTCAAAGATCGCACAATGCGAAATCGGCTCGATACTGGTTCAGTCGGATGTATTATTGGAGATTTACCGAGCGCTTGGTATTTCACCTTTGTGGATCCTACTTGGCGAGGGTGAACGAACGGCAACAAAAAAAATCAATAATAACCCAACTAACTTCGAAGAGGAGGTTATTCGTTCAGTTTCTAAGATGCATACCCTTCAACTGAAGGAAATAACCCGTCGGGTTAAGGAACTTGAAATTGAAGTACTTTTATTGAAAAATAACTAACCATGGAGCTTACTATACAAGATTACAGAAATGTAATTAAGATTGCTAAAGAAGCACCAGACAATGAGTTATCTATATATTGTGAGCTAAAAATAAAGGAATTGCAAAGAAAGAAAAAAAGCATTTTAGATTCAACATCTCTTTTTGATGCCGGGAAGGAATATGGCGGAGAGGGCTCTGATGATATAATGTATGGTAGTCAAAAATAGGTTAAAAAACATAAATAATGGCCTCTAAAATAGATTTCATAAAAGCAAAGATTGAGTATCATACCAATCACAAGGAATTAAAAAGCAATCAGTCTGAAGAGTATAAAGAATGGTGTAGGCAGCTGGTATTGGCCGAGCTGGCAGACTGGGAAAATACTGAGCTTATATCTCGGGGTTATTTAAAACATAAAGCCAATGGTATTTCACACAGAAAGCTATATCCTGAAAACCCGGAGTAATTAAGCACAGTATATTTTATTATTCCCATACTCATAACCATGATAGAAAAAGAATTAACAGAGCAAGAAAGTAAAGCTATCACTTTAAAAAATGAGCCAATTAAGATATTTAATCGAATCAAAACCGACTAACTACAATGAAATTAACAAAACAAGATTACCAGAACGCTTTAAAAGTATGGCCGGAATGGGATAGTGTTTATAATGATTACTCCTCATTTGATTTGTACTGCACGGCTAAGATAAAAGAACTTGAACAGCCGAAAACACTAATGTATAGGTGTATACAGGTGCGCCCTGCAATTAACGGGATGTTTGAAATATTGGGGCAATTGTATCCGGAAAATTATTGTATTGCAGGTTTTAATTTAGCCGACTTACCGAACCATTTTGAACTGGTCGAGCCGGAGCCGGAGCCGGAAAAGATAACTTGGCAGGAAGTTGTTACTCTGATTCAGGATGTAGGTGTAAGTTGTGGTTACTTATCGTCGGATTCCGTTTGTTCAAAACTAATACTATTACGTAACCGAATCAAAAAAGATCATCTATCATGAGCAAAATAAAAACAGTCTTGCTACGCGATACGCCTGAAGCCGTTTCCCCGTGGCGTAATGACATTGAGAATGCCCCGAGGGATGTTACGGATATATTGATTATGGATAGCTACGGTGGTCATTATTTAGTATATCCTGATTATGATGGTAATGATACTTGGAAAACAGTTTCTTGTGATGACTACCCCTTTAAAAATAGCGAAATAGCCTATTGGATGCCAATACCTCAACTCCCAACGATATGAAAGAAATAAAACTAACATTACAAGATTACCAGAACGCTTTAGAAATATGGTTAAGCTATCGTAACGGTGATAGTGTACTACTTTTTATAGGATATTTGGAAGAAATAATTGAACAGGAATTAAACGAAAATTCAGTTAGTTCCATTTTGGAACATACTGCGGATGACGGGAAAAATTATGCACCTAACTCCATCTGGAGAACAGATATTGAGAACGCTCCGAGGCGTACAATACTGATTCTGGATAGTTCAAATGATCCTTTTTTAGTATATCCAGATTATGATGGTCACGATACTTGGAAAACAGTCACCTTTTATGACGACATCTTTAAAAATAGCGAAATAGCCTATTGGATGGAAATACCTAAGCAACCTGAACTGTGATCAATAGCTTTTATTTGTTTGTTGATATAATTGGTATTGTGGTATCAATTTTATTGATTGTGATAGGAATACATTTAAGATTAATAACTAATATTAAAAGAAAAAAGCTTTTATGACAACCCCTTTAAAAATAGCGAAATAGCCTATTGGATGCCAATACCTGAACTCCAAACGATATGAAAGAAATAAAACTAACACTACAAGATTATAAGAATGCTTTAGAAATATGGTTTAACTATCGTTTTAAAACAGATAATGAACTTTCTTTTCCGGGATATTTGGAAGAAATAATTGCTGAACTTGAAAAGCCTGAGCCAGAGCCGGAAAAGATAACTTGGCAGGAAGTTGTTACTCTAATCAAAAATTATAAACGCAAGACTTCTTTACCACAGAGGTTTTACATAGAACTAATAAAAATACTTGAACGCATCAAAACCGATCATCTATCATGAGCAAAATAAAAAAAGTCTTGCTACGCGATATGCCCAAACCCGTTTCACTCTGGCGAACCGATATTGAAAATGCCCCTAGGGACGGTAGAAAGATATTTATTATTGATTGCAATGGATATTATTATGTTGTATACCCCTTAGATGGGTTAGACTATTATACATGGGGAAGCGTGGAATATGGAATATTTGGAAACAATGACATAGCCTATTGGATGCCAATACCTGAACTCCCAACGATATGAGTGAACTAGCTAAGCCTACTCCTTCCCCATGGCGAACAGATATTGAGAATGCCACGAGGGATGGAAGGGATATATTGATAGTTTGTAAAGGTAATACTTATGTTGTATATCCTGATTGCGGTCTAGGGAATTATGACTGGCAAAGCAACGAATACTGTTTTGAGAACGAAAATATTACCCATTGGATGCTATTACCTGAACTCCAAACAATTATGAACACAGACAAAGTATTCGTCCATGGCATTGAATATGTGCCGAAACTTTTAATTCCCCCGAATTCGGGGGAATTAAAAATTGGCAGGTGGAAACCAGAAATAGGCGAACGGTACTGGTATGTAGCGTCAGACGGCAGATATGCATTCCCTGAAGATTGGAGTGGTCACAATTCAAACCAACATAAGTACCTATACGGCAACGTCTACCAGACAGAAGAACTGGCAATGAGAGCCAGAGACAAACAGCTGTTACTGGTCGAATTGCAGGACTATGCTGACCAAAAGAATGCAGGAAAGACTAAAGAAGAATCTGTTTCGCATTTGTTTCATAATCCTATGAATATGGGTTGGCGTTCAATTAGGCTATATAGTAATGCGGGAATGTTAGGAACCATAGCATTTTATGAAGATACCGACTTGTATGATGCCATTGAACACTTCGGAAAACGCCTTGACCTGCTGCTATGATAGAACCTGAATTTAACTGGTTCATGGAACTTGACAAGGCTATCAAGGCTGAACCGTCTTTTACAAGGTGCAAATATTTATCTGATATGGCTGGTAGCTGGGCAACCTGCCCTTGTGGTGAATTATGTAAAAAGTTACCACGAAGAAGAGTTGCCCCAGAAGATTCCTATTTATATGCTAATGGTGCAGAATTTAGGTACGCAGTACAAAACAAAGACTGGTTTTATGCAAAAATAATTTTAGAACGGATCGAAAAAAGAATTATTGAACTTTTAAAAGAACTAAATTAATTATGACAATAGACAAAAATGGCAAAGAGTTAAAGGTTGGGGACACGGTTAAATTACTTGATTATGAATACCCGTGGATAATTACCAATATAAATGGCATACAAATAAGTATCGAAGGTGGTGACGATTATGTATCTACAGCAATAGGTCGTGAATTAATTAAAATTGCAAACCCATGAGCAAGCTAGACAAAGTGATAGGATAATCTTTAAAGAGTTATAAACTTACCTGCTTTTTATCCAATAATTTATATGCCTTTTTATTAGATTGTATTAAATTTAAAACGTATTATTGTGCATACACGTTGTAAAAATAATTCATTTGCTGTTATGTTTGTTTATGAACACTAGTCAAGCTTTTATAGCACTCATGAAGGATAAGGAATTATGTTACAAAATAGGCATTGAAGAAAACTATCGTAGATACTTAAAGGCACGTGCTATAAATCTGGGTACAGTATCAGTAAAGCTTATGACACGGCACCTTCTTAAGGCTAAATATATTTGCAAAACAGAAGCTACGTGGAGTGAACCACAGCGTACTATATAAAAAAATTATGGAAGATTTAGACGAGAACAGCGAACTATTTAACAGAACAAGAAACAGAATAATTGCACTTCACTTTGCATTGAAGCTAGATCCAAGCGCAACCTTTGATCAGATAGTTCTTACAGCCCGAGCTTTTGAAAACTACCTAAACGAACCAATACCCGATGGGCAATAATAATAATCTTTATGTACTGACTGTAGTTTTTAATCCCAGACGCTTTAAATCTAGGTATGATCTATATCGTGACTTCAAATCACATATGGAGGTATCTGGAGCTAAGTTATTTACAGTAGAAATATCTTTTGCAGGAAGGCCTTTTGAGGTTACAAATGCCAATGATCCTATGAATCTACAGCTCCATACTGCAACTGAATTATGGCATAAAGAGAGAGGGCTAAATTTGGGATTTGAGCAGCTATTCAAACAAGTACCCTCTGCAAGATACTGTGCATGGATAGACGCAGATATTTCTTTCACACGAAAAGATTGGGTTAGGGAGACCGTTTACGCTTTACAGCATTATAGCGTTATACAGCCTTTTTCTGAGGCACAGTTTATTTTGCCTACTTACGAGTCAAACTGGAAATGTCAGTCTGAGTGTTATATGTTTGACCTTCGAGGATTCCATCAGGATCCTGAAATTCCGCTTGAAGATATACATACTGGCCATCCGGGCCTCGCATGGGCAATAAAAAAAGAAGACTACATTGCTATCGGAGGATTGCTGGATATTTGTATTGCTGGATCTGGAGATACCTATATGATTAGCGCACTTAAAGGAGACCCATTCTTACATGTCAAGCCGGGTATGTCTCCGGGTTTTACTAAGGCCATTCAGGACTGGGGAAACAAAGCGCATGAGGTAGTACGTGAAAATATTGGATTTGTAATGGGCGCAGTACAGCATTTTTGGCATGGGTCTTCTGAGCTTAGAGGTTATGATACTCGAAAAGATATTGCTAACTTTAATGAGTACGATCCAGTAACAGATCTTGTTATTGGCTCAAATGGGCTGTATGAATGGGCTGGAAATAAAATGAAACTCGAGCAGGATATACGAAGGTCTTTATCATCGCGTGATGAAGACAGTACTTCCTTTATAAAATATTGATATGGTGGTGGAGTTAGGTAGTTGGGAGTCGTGTCCCAGCTACTTTTTTTTGTAAAAATACTATTCACTTATATTATTTTGTATTATATTTACAACATGAAATCTCAATTAAAGCTTAACGTATTCCAGCGAAAATCTGACATCAGAAAGGATGGAACAGCTCAGTTAATTTGCAAGATCTCATGCGGACAGACTATATCAGAGATTGGTATGGGAATTTATCTCAAGCCCGCTTCATGGAATCAAAAGTCTCAGCAGTCAACTGTAAAAAGTATTAATGATTTTATTACCCAGTACAAATCTGGTATTACCATCCGGTACTATGAGAAGCTTATGTCAACAGTACTTGTTAAGTCCTCAGACCTACTGGATAGCAAGTTAAATAAGACCAAGCTGTCAGATTCTTACGTTACCTATATGGCTATGCTAACAGGGGCTCAGGCTACTAAGGATACATATGGATATGTTCTTGCCAAGATTATATCTTTTGGAGACATAGAAATTAGCGCTATTAATGATGATTGGCTTTTAAGGTTTGAATTTTACCTAAAAGGATGCCTTTCTAATAATTCAGTAGCACTATACCTAAATAACATCAAGTCAGTTCTTAGCTCGCTTAATATAAATAGCAAGATCATTAAGCCTAAATTTAAATATGCTACTATCAATTACCTTACCTATCAAGAAGTTACGGATATCGAAGAGGCGGAATGTAAAAGCAAGAATCAGGAAATTGCAAAAGACTTATTTTTATTTGCAGTTAGCACCGGAGTGTCTTATGCTGACTTATATACGGTTGAGTTTAAGAATGGGTGGATTGTTGGTCAGCGCAGGAAAACAGGTGTAGAATTCACCCTCCCATTACTTGCCAAGGCTAGTCAGATAGTTGCTAAGTATGCTGGAAAACTTCCCCAGATGAATATTCAGCTACTAAATAATACGCTTAAGTCTTTTAATAAGGATATAAGTTTCCATACTTCCCGGCACACGTTTGCAACCAATTGCCTGAATTCTGGAGTATCCATGGAGGTTGTTTCAAAAGTAATGGGGCACTCAAATATCTCAAGCACACAGAAGTATGCAAAGGTTTTAACAGCAAAGATTGAGAACGAATTCACCAAATTAATATAACAATGGCATTTAACGTAAAAAGGGCTACTAAAGCCCAAAGTAAATTAAGGCTGGCTATTCAGGGGGCATCTGGCTCCGGCAAAACAAGAGCCGCTCTTGTTATTGGCACAGCCCTTGGAAAGGTTTGCTACATGGATACCGAGCGAGGCTCTGCCTCCCTGTATTCCGATAATTTTAATTTCGATGTGGCCGATATGGAGTCACCCTTTCAGCCGGAGGATTTTATTGCAGGTCTTAAGTATGCCGAGGCGAACGGCTACGATGTATGTATTATGGACTCCTATTCCCATATCTGGGCATACTGTCTGGATACTGTCACCAAGCTTGGTGGGAGCTCATATACGGCTTGGGGGAAAGTATCTCCACGCCTTGATAAGCTTATTTCGGCAATCCTTGAGTCAAAAATACATGTTATCTGCTGTATGCGATCCAAAGCTGAATATGTGCTGGAGGAGAAAAATGGTAAGCAAACACCCCGGAAGATCGGTATGGCATCAATTGCCCGGGCTGATACTGATTATGAGTTTACCATTGTCTTTGAGCTTAATGCACAGCATATAGCCTCTGTATCAAAGGATCGTTCAGGGTTATTTGATGGCAAGGA